AACCACTACATTCACGGTGTTCAGTATATGATTTTAGTATTCAACGTAATGAAAAGCCTAAGATTGCTGCAACATTCTACAAGCGTGTTGTTGATATTCTTACTACTGAAAATGTAGACTTCGAGCCAAAAGCTCTGGCGATTCTGGTTGAAAAGCACTTCCCTGATTTTCGTCGTGTACTAAATGAATGTCAACGATATTCTATTAGTGGTAAAATCGATAGCGGTGTATTATCAAACCTTGTTGATGATAACATTAAAAGTTTGATGAACCATTTGAAAGAAAAGAACTTCAAGGGAATGCGCCAATGGGTTGTGGATAATATTGATGTTGAACCACAAGCAATCTTTCGTAAGATTTACGATACTATGACTGATTATGCTCAACCACAATCGATTCCACAAATTGTTTTGATCCTTGCCGATTACCAATACAAAAACGCTTTTGTTGCTGATCACGAACTTAATGTTGTTGCGTGCATGACCGAAATTATGGCCAATGCACAATGGAAATGATATATAATAATGTCAACATTAAAAGATGCGTGGAATATTTGGTGCAGAGCCCTCGGCCCAAAAGCTTATGAGACAAACAATAGTAAATCTGATAAGGTTGCAATCATTAGAACTGTCTGGGTAATTATTAATATACTTACATGTTTTTTTATTATACTAGGCAATATTGCTACACATGGTTGGAAACTTATTGGACTTTAATAAGGAAATATTATGGCAACAACATTAAGAGTTTATTCAAAAGATAATTGTCCTCATTGTACAATTCTAAAATCAAAACTAGAATTGTGGGGATATGAATATGAAACTATCAATATCAGTGAAGATGTAGATGGTGCCTTCTTCTTAAAAGAAAAAGGTCACCGAAGTGTTCCACAACTTTATAATAATGACAATCATGTAAATTATGGAGATACTAAAACCTTAGATCGAGATTCCCTCGAAACTGCAATTGCATTGAGTTAATATTATGACGCCATTTGATTATTTGAACGCTATCAATGATAGCAAAGTTGATATTATGGTTGATGATTTGGCGGAAAAACAATATAACTCATTCATGGTAAATCGCGGTTTATCTTATTTTCAAGATACCGCGATTTACGCTAATGAGATGAATAAACATCATCATCTAGACTCACGCCTTCAATTTGACTTTTTTATAAATATCATTAGGAAAAGAAAACGCTTCTCTAAGTGGTTTAAGAGTAGTGAATCCGATTCTTTGAACGTGGTGAAGGAATATTATGGCTATAGTAATGAAAAAGCTAAACAAGTCCTTTCGCTATTAAATGATCATCAACTAATTGAATTGAAACAAAGGATGAGTAAAGGTGGAAAACGATAACAATAATTATAAAGAGATCCATGACTGGACTCCAGCCTCAATGTTGGAGATTACTCTTAATGAACCGGATGACTTCCTTAAAGTTAGAGAAACACTAACTCGAATTGGAGTTGCCTCCCGCAAAGATCGCAAACTATATCAGTCTTGTCATATACTACATAAGCAAGGTAGATATTTTATTGTGCATTTCAAAGAGCTATTTTTGCTCGATTCAAAGCCATCTAATTTAACTGACAATGACGTTCAACGACGTAATACCATTGCAGTGCTTCTTTCTGACTGGGGATTAGTTACAATTGTAAAGCCAGAAGAAGCAAAAGATATTGCACCGCTAAGACAGATCAAAGTAATTTCGCATAAAGAAAAACACGAATGGGAACTGTGTCCAAAATATAACATTGGAAAATAACAGTTTACATTTGATTGAAAATGTTGTATAATGGATATTATATTTGTAAATGGTACATTTGATATTTTACATACTGGGCATTTGAGAATGCTGAATTACGCCAAAAGTCTAGGTAGTAAATTAGTAGTAGCAATTGATTCAGATAAAAGAGTAAAAAGTAAAAAAGGTGATTCACGGCCCATTAATACTCAAGAAGAACGAAAAGAAATTCTTGAAAATCTTAAGAGTGTTGATGAGGTTTATATTTTTGAGACAGATGAAGACATATGCAATATAATTGAGTCCACTGGTTGTACTGTTATTGTGAAAGGTTCTGATCACAAGAATGGTAATCCTCAAGGCAAACACTTAGTTAATAATATAGTATGGTTTGATAGAATTGATGAATACTCCACAACAAAAAAGATTCAAGATATTATTAATCGGTGATGATTGTTTAGATGTCTACAAATATGGTAAGGTCAATCGACTAAGCCCCGAAGCTCCTGTTCCAATCTTTGTTCCAGAATACGAAACAAAGACTCCAGGAATGGCAGCAAATGTCAAACGTAATCTTGAAGCTTTTGGCTGTGAAGTATATTACCTTCATGGCACTATGTCTTTGAAAACACGACTTATTGAATCCCGAAGTAAACAACACATCGTAAGAATTGACAATGATTTCAGCAGTGAACCATTTGATTTCGACGATACGTTTGACTTAGACTATGATGCTGTTGTAATTAGTGATTATAATAAAGGATTTGTTTCTTATGAAATGGTTGAGAAACTCATCAATTCATATAGTGGACCTATTATAATTGACACCAAGAAGACAGATCTAAAAAGGTTTGAAGGTGCAATTATTAAGATTAATGAATTAGAATACAATCGTCTAATAAGTGAACCAACTGATTTGATTGTTACTCTTGGTGCAGGTGGAGCAAAATGGAATGATAATATTATTCCACCATGTAAAGTCGAAGTAGTAGATGTTTGCGGAGCTGGAGATACATTCCTTGCGGCATTCGCGTATTACTACTTAAAGACTAATTCGTTTACAAATGCAATTGTAAAAGCTAATAAAGCTGCAGCCCACGCAGTACAGCATACAGGAACATATTGTTTAACACAAATTGAAGTAGATATATTATGAAAATTTTATTGACGGGTCACAAAGGCTTTATTGGCTCTCATTTGCTCAAGCGTTTGGAATCTGAAAATCATATGGTACAAACCTATGATTGGAAAGATCGAATTGCCTGGCCGCACATTAATGAAGATTTAGATTGGGTTATTCATGTTGGTGCAAATTCAAGTACTACTGAACGTGATACTAATCTTATTGGCCGGCAAAATATTGCATTTACTGAATTCCTTTATAATCAATGTAAAGAATATAATATTCCTATGCAGTTTGCATCTAGCGCAAGCGTTTATGGAACAACACAAAACCCATCGCATGAAAGAGATGATTTATATCCTCAATCACCTTATGCATGGTCAAAATATCTTAGCGAAAAAACATTAACTGCTGATCCATATAGTAACGTTCAAATCTTTAGATATTTTAATGTGTATGGTCATGGGGAAGAACACAAAGGTTCGCAAGCTTCGGTGTTTACTAAATTTCCATTACAAGCAAAAGAGTATGGAGTCATAAAACTATTTGAGGGTTCACATAAAATTGTAAGAGATTTTGTTTGTGTAGATGACGTAGTTGAGTTTCATATGCAAATGTTAAAAACTAGGGCGTGGGAAAACCGTGGAATTTTCAATGTTGGAACAGGTAAACCAGTATCATTTGAAGTAATAGCTAAAAAAATTAGTAATAAGCTAAAAACTGATATTGAATTTATTCCTATGCCTAATGAACTTAAAAGTCAGTATCAATATTATACATGCGCTGATACTACATGGGCAAATACAGTAGCAGACGTAAATTGGACTAACCCTATAGAATGGATTGAAAAAAATGTCAAAGCTTGATGGATACGTAAAAAAAGGTTGGGGTTCAGAATTAATCTGGGTTACTAATGATAAATACTGTAGTAAGTTTTTGAACTTCAAGACTGGTGCAAAGTTTTCTATGCACTTTCATGCTGAAAAAGAAGAGACGTGGTATGTATTAGAAGGTAAGTTTGTTGTATATTGGATTGATACTACAGATGCAACGCAATATTCTAAAACATTAAACGCAGGTGATACGTGGCATAATCCACCATTACTTCCTCATCAAATTTCTTGTGTAAGTGAAGGTACCATTATTGAAGTAAGCACACCGGATTCAGTTGAAGATAACTATCGAGTTGCAAAAGGAGATTCGCAAAAATCATGAAAAAATTAATATTACTATTATTACTAGTTACACCTTTAGCACAAGCACAATCTCATGCTAAAGGTACTGGAATTGTAACTCATATTGAACATAATTATATTAATGTGAGCAATAAAGTAAAAACGAATATATGTGAACCAGTCAATGTTCCTATTTACGGAGATGGAAACGGCAATCCAGTTGTTGGAGCAATTATTGGTGGAGTAATTGGAAGTCGTTTTGGTGGAGGTGATGGCAAAACTGCAGCAACTGTAATTGGTGCAATTGCTGGTAGCGAAATGAGTCGTAATTCTAATCGAGAAATTATTGGATACAAAACTGAAGAACATTGCAGAATTCAAGTTTCGTATGTAAATGAGAAAGTGAACAATGGATACACAATTCATTATATGTTCAATGGATTTGATTTAACTACAACTTCAGATAGACCATATAATGTTGGCGATGAAATTCAACTAAATTTACAAGTTTTTCCGTTAAAGTGATATAAATAAAACTGAGATGCGGAATGTTCCGGTCTCTTTTAACTAACCTTGCTTAATATAAGGAGGTCATTAATATGACAAGTGTAAAGCAACTATTCCCACGTGCCTCATTCGTAGGCTTCGATCATTTGTTAGCAGAGCTAGATCAAGTGGCTCGACAAGCAAACGATCACTATCCACCTCACAATATTCTTAAAGTATCACCTGAAGAATACGTCATTGAACTAGCAGTCGCTGGATTCAAGCGTTCTGACATTGATATTGAGGTAAACGATAGAACTCTAACTGTACGTGGAGAGCAAAACCAAACCGACAATGAATATATCCATCGTGGTATTTCGTCAAAACGGTTTGTAAGAACTTTCAGATTGTCTGAGTACGTACAAGTACAAGGAGCAAATCTAACTGATGGAATCCTGTCAATTGAATTGAAGGTAGTACTACCAGAAGAAAAGCGGCCCCGTAAAGTTAGTATCAATTATAACAACGAGGTAATCACACATGACACAAATCAAAAATCTTCTCAGTTACTTACAGAAAATGTTGAGTAGCACTATTGATAATATGGTACAAGCACGCCAAAAACAAGTTGAAGCTTATTTAGCTCGATCTGTTGACTTGGCTGACTTGGAAAGACGGATGAGAGAAATCAGTAAGCCTGGTATTCAAGCACCACACTGGTAATATATAATATATGAGTTGAGGAGCATCTCATACAAAACAAAAGCTCCGCCTTAAAACACACAACACAGGAGAACTAATATGTTCACACCAAACTTTTATATCGATCAATTCCAAGCAACAAAGAAAATTGTTGCAGATCAAATCTTCAAAGACCAACCTGAATTACAAGTAGTTGCTGTCAATTTTATTGATACACAGACACTATTTGCTAAAATGATAGTGGATAACAGCATCACTGTTAATAAACTTATCTGGGCTAAATTGACTGAGAGGACTACATAATGAGTAACAAAAACCCTTTTGAAATTCGTCAAGATGTTTTAGCAATGGCTAAAGATTACATGGACAAACAATGGGAAATGAACTATATGTTTAGCCAGCAACTGTTTGAACAAGGTAAGAAAACAGCCGAAGAAATGCAATCTGTATTGAAGCCTTACAGTATGGATGAATTGATGAAAAAGGCTCAAGAAATGTATGCCTTTGTCGCTAAGAAAGACTAATGGCTTTGTTGATGAGGGCTTCGGCCCTCATCTTAATTAAATAATGGAAATAATATTATGATTAAATTATTACGACTAACTTCTGGTGAAGAGATTATTGCTGAAGTATCTGAAGTATCTGGTGGATATACAATTGAGGATGTTTCAATTTTACTTCCAACTGAAAATGGAATTGGTCTTGCTGATCTAATGCCATACTCAAAAATGAATCAGCAAAAGACATTCATCAAAGAATCTTCGGTCTTATTCGTTACAGAACCGGTTGATGGTTTAGCAGATCAATATAAGTCTATTCACTCAAAGATTTTTACTCCTACTAGAAATATTGTCTCTTAATGGTGTACAATTATACGAATTTGTTGTATAATAGTTATATTAATTATGGAGATAAGCTTTGGAATTTTACACGAACGTAGCTAGATACGGAAACACTCTTCTTTACCGTGGTTATAAAGATGGCCACAAGTTTGAAGATCGAATTCGATTTACACCTACACTATATCAAGCAGATCCTGCTGGAACCGCGTATACTATGGACGGTATTCGTGTGTCTCCACGTTTGTTTGATACAATGCGAGAAGTAAAAGACTATACCCAACAATGGAAAAATGTTGGTGGTGCCGATAAAAAGTTGTATGGCAATACAAACTTTATTACACAATTCATTCAAGAAAAATTCCCCGACAATATAGACTTTAATCGTGACCTGGTCAATGTTTCTACAATTGACATCGAGGTTGCATCTGATGATGGCTTCCCAGAGCCAGATCAAGCCTTGCATGAAGTTATTACTATTACAATCAAAAATAATATTGATAACATCTATTATGTCTGGGGTTTGAATCAATATGATCCATTAGCTTGTTCTATTGATGGTTGTAATACATCAAACATTAATTACGTGCAATGTTCTAACGAACGAGAACTACTTCTTCGATTTCTAGCTCATTGGAATTCAAAGACTCACTGCCCCGATGTTATCACAGGTTGGAACAGTCGGTTCTTTGATATTCCATATCTTGTAAATCGTATCGTACGTATTGTTGGCGAAGATTTTGCAAAGAAAATGTCGCCTTGGGAACTCATTTCTGCACGTGATATTACCATTAACGGTCGTAGTCAACAATACTATGAACTTACTGGTATTGCTCAACTTGACTATCTAGAACTCTTCAAAAAGTTTGGTTACTCGTATGGTGCTCAAGAATCTTACAAACTAGATCATATTGCTAATGTTGTCTTAGGTGAAAACAAACTGTCTTACGAAGAATTCTCTTCCCTTCATTCTTTGTACAAACACAATTATCAAAAGTTTGTTGACTATAACATTAAAGACGTTCAACTCGTAGATCGACTTGAAGATAAGATGGGATTGATTACCCTAGCACTTACGATGGCTTATCGTGGTGGTGTTAACTATACTGATACTCTTGGCACCACCGCAATTTGGGATGCAATCATCTATCGTGATTTGTGTAACCAAGGTATTGTTGCTCCAACAGCCGAAGATAAATTCAAATCTGATTATCCTGGTGGTTATGTCAAGCCGCCACATGTTGGTTTACATGAATGGGTTGTATCTTTCGATTTGAACTCACTGTATCCAAACATTATTGTTCAATGGAACATGTCACCTGAAACAATCGTTGATAATGTACGTGAAAATATTGATCCAGATAAATGTTTGGCTGGCTATCAAAATCAAAACCCCGATTATGCTCTTGCTGCAAATGGTGTTTACTTTCGTAAAGATAAGCAAGGTGTTCTACCAAAGATCATTGTTGACTATTACGATGAACGTAAAGCTGTCAAAAAGAAAATGCTTGCAGCTCAGCAAGAAAAAGAAACCATCGACAAAAATAACAAGATTGAATTGTATCGCGTAGAACGTGATATTGCTCGATATGAAAACCAGCAGATGGCTATTAAGATCTTGCTCAACTCACTTTATGGCGCACTTGGCAATAAGTACTTCCGTTACTTTGACTTGCGCGTTGCCGAAGGTATTACTCTTACTGGTCAGACTGTGATTCGTTGGGCTGAACGTTCTGTCAATGAATTTATGAATAAGATCATCGGCACTAAAGATAAAGATTACATTATTGCAATTGATACTGATTCTGTGTATGTTAACTTTGGTCCATTGGTAAATAAGTACGTCAAAGAAAATCACGTTCAAAACATTGATAAGATTTGCGAAGATCAATTTCAACCAATGCTTCAAAAATCGTATCAAAAACTATTTGATCAGTTTGGTTGTTATATTCCACGCATGGAGATGGGTCGTGAAGCAATTGCTGATCGTGGAATCTGGACTGCAAAGAAGCGTTACATTCTTAATGTCCATAATAATGAAGGTGTTCAATACGCAGAACCAAAACTAAAAATCATGGGTATTGAAGCTATTAAGTCTTCTACACCATCGGCATGTCGTGATGCACTGAAAAATCTTTTCAAGGTAATCATTTCTGGTTCAGAAACAAAAACACAAAAAGCTATTCAAGAATTCAAAGAATACTTTTCTTCTCTTCCTCCAGAACAAGTTGCCTTTCCTCGTGGTGCTAACGATATTAGCAAATGGTCTAGGTCTCGTGGTGAACTATATACAAAGGGTACACCAATTCATATTCGCGGTGCTATCTTGTACAACCACTATCTCAAAGATAAAGACCTTAGCAAAAAGTATACAACGATCAACAATGGTGAAAAGGTGAAGTTCTGTTATCTTAAGATGCCTAATCCTATTCGTGAAAATGTCATTGCTTTCCCAGACTATCTTCCACCTGAACTTCAGCTACATGACTATATTAACTATGACCTTCAGTTTGAAAAGACTTTCTTAGACCCAATTACCCCGATTCTAGAGGCTGTTGGCTGGACGGCCGAGTCAAAAGTGTCTCTAGAGGACTTCTTTTCCTAAACTGTATCAAAAAAGATACAAAATGTTACAAATATTTTTTCCTTTAGAATCAATAACTTAGGGCTACCGCAGTTGTAAGTTATTGATTCTAAAGGCTTTTTTATTTTCACAAAACAGTGTACATTCTCTCCAGATATGGTATAATAGTACCATAAATTGATAAAGGAATGAAAATATGTGTAAAATTAAAGACATCTATACCACAGCTAAAGAGCTTCTTGAATTAGCTGCTGATGGTCAAATTGATTTTGACGATGCTGCTCAACAACTAATGGATCAATATCCAGTTTTAACACGTAGCCAAGCGATTGGCTTTTTAGAAGATGCTTCTCAATTCGCCTAAGGAGATACAATATGTCTAAGTTGGTAATTTTTACTCAAGTTCGCGAAAACTATGGTGCCCATAATTGGGACGGCAAAGGAGAATGCCCTCAGTACTGGAAGTTCAAAGGTGGTCACACATATGTGGTAGAGAACCTCACCAGCGAGCATATCAACCGAATTGCACAGGGTGGCATCCCCACTCTCAGCGCGCTGGTTGAGTGCAAAAACGAGTCTTGGGAAGAGTATATCCTGGAATGGAATATTGTGGGAGATTCAGACACTCCTTGGGAAGAGTGGGAAAGCCCTACTGAGTTCTACTGGGGTGGGGATCGTTGGCTCGCTCGTTGTGTCACTGAGAACGACGGTGACATGCGGCAGGGCATTGTGCGTAAACTGGAGCAGTGGATACCTCTAAAAGGAGGGGATCGTTCAGATTATTCGGCACGTTTTGACATGGCAGATGGTGAAAACATTGCCTATTCAGATCTGTCGGATTGGTTTGCTGCAGAGGAGGCGGCGGCTTAATTGACTAATGACTTTTTCAAACCTACTTTAGAGTGGATTAAAAATGATTTTGAATCTAACCGTTTTCGCTTTTGCGTTGAGCTTTTGGCTTGGACTTTTAGCATCGGTTGCTCCATTACTATGGCGGCAACAGTCCCTAACCCGCCTCTTATTTGGATGTATCCTGTTTGGATCAGCGGGTGCTCTATGTACGCTTGGGCTGCTTATTCTCGCAAATCATTTGGCATGCTCGCTAATTACATGCTATTAGTTGGTATTGATGTTGTTGGTTTAGTAAGGATGATTATAAGTGGCTAATGTACATTTTCAACGTAAGATCGCATCAGATGAATTATCTGATACTTTGTATTTTTCAACTGGCACATGTGCTGTTCGAACACGATCACCAAATAACTGGGTTTTAGCGACAAAAGAAATAAAGGTCGTAATTGTAAATACCCGTAATATTACTGTGAATGGTGATAAGTGCAAGTCAATAACAGAAGCTAAATTCGTTATACACGACTTAGCATTTGGAGATTAACTATGAAGATAAATCATGCACCAATATTTGATGTAGAAAAAGCTATAGCTCATTATGAAAAGAAAGACAAAGTACAAATCAAATATGTCTGTACGACTGACCTTAGGGCTAGCGATACTCCTGTTGATGTTTTCTATAGGGAATCCCCTCATCCTGAGTTTGGCAATCGTTATTTTGGTCTTTACCGTAATTATAAAGGAGACACAATGATCACCAACGCGGACATTGTAGAGTCACTTGAGTTTGGTATGATTAAAGATAAAGATGGTAAATATTGGTATAGTTCAACTCACCACGATTGTTTATTCATTGATGGTAATATGATTGATGGTGGACGAGAATATATTCGATCATCTGGTCCTGTAGAAGTTTTCAAAATAGTAAATGGCGAGTTTGTATGAGCTTTGGTAGTTATAGTTTAACTGCTGAGATCTTTGACAAGCGTGGTCGAAGAATTTCAAGTGGTAAAAACTTTTATCAAAAGTCACATCCCTTTCAAGCTAAGTGTGCTAAAAGGGCTGGAAAAGAAGATGCAATATATCTACATGCTGAGATTCATGCTATTGTGAAGTGTAAAAATTTGACAGATGCTTATAAGATCCGAGTAGAGAGATTTGATAAGCATGGAAACCCAATGATAGCTAAACCATGTCCCATTTGTCAGATAGCTATTCAAGAAGCTGGAATTGAAATAGTGGAGCATACATAATATGACAATACCTATTGAAAGATATTATTCTATTGCAAACGCTCAAGACTTTATGCTAGATCTAATGGATCCGAAGAAAACTCCACGAATATCTAAAGCTATTCGCAATCGAGCTGCTTTTTGCCTACGGCATTACCCAAGTGATTATTATTTGTATGAAATGGCAAAACAATGCCCAGACCTAATTCAACATCCGGAGATTGAAAGTGCTGAACGAACTGGAGAAAAACAATGCTGATTGAAGTAGCTAAAACTGATGGATATAAGCTTATTGCGTCTAAGAATAGAGTGACAAGTACGAATGATTTATTTCAAATCGTTCTTACACAAGAACTTATTAATGAAGATTCATCTTCAGAAGTTGTTTCTAAACACCAATATTTTATGACAGAACAAGAATTGAAAAATTTTATTGATGTGCTATGTACAAAGTGTTGATAATGGTGTATAATATTAAACATATTGTAAAGGAAAAATTATGAGTAAAGATTGGTCTAATGATATTGCAGAAATGCATAAAAAATTTGGTGTACATGAATGGTTTGATTCAAACCATGTAAATAAAAAACTTATGGATAAGTACCTTCGTTTTCGTCTAGCAATGTGTAAAGAAGAACTAGACGAAACTTTATTAGCTATTGAAAACAAAGATCCTGAAGAAGTTGTTGATGGTCTAATTGACCTCTGTGTCTTTGCTATTGGTACCCTTGATGTTTTTGGTGTTGATGCAAACGAAGCTTGGGATCGAGTTCATGATGCAAACATGGCAAAATCTCCAGGTGTTAAAGAAGGTCGTCCAAATCCATTTGGTCTACCAGACTTAATCAAACCAGAAGGTTGGTCAGCGCCGAATCATAGCGGCAATCATGGACAATTATCAGATGCATTATTCACTGACTCTATTTAATAATATATTTGATAATAAGACACACAAACGTCAAGATTTTTCGGATTGGGAACACTTTGAAAATCTTCTTTATGATCTCTCATTAGTTCCTAAGAAAGATAAAAAGTCAGCTAGTCTTATTTCGCCAGCAACGTATATGCCTGATACTACACGTGCAAATGATAATGTAGTGAATTGGGCAGGTTGGGCTGCGATTGATGTTGACAACCATCAGTTTCATGGTAATTTGGAAAAAGAATTATATGATAGATACGGTAACTATTATTATGTTTGTTACTCTACTGCTAGCAGCACACTTGAGTATCCAAAGTTTCGGCTTGTCTTCCCGCTTAAAACAGAGGTTAGATCGAACGAAATTCGAAAATTCTGGTATTCTCTTAACGAAGAACTTGGATGCATCGGAGACAAGCAAACTAAAGACTTATCTAGAATGTATTATATTCCAGCAACGTATACTGGTGCTAATAACTTTATTTTTACTAATAGCATTGGTTCTTTTATTGATCCCTATGCTTTAATTGATAAGCATCCATTGCCTGAAAAGAAGGGTAGTACTTTTTTTGATCGACTACCTGACACAATGCAAAAGATGATTATTCAACACCGCAAAGATCAGATGCAAAATCGATCTATTACTTGGACATCATATCGTGATTGTCCGTTCGTCAACAAAAAACTTATTTCAGAATATAAGTTAATTAGTGATACTGGTTGGTATCATAAAATGTATCAAATTATGGTTTCAATTGCAGGTAACGCAGTAAAGCGTGAGTATCCTATCACAGTAGATGAAATTACTCAACTGTGTAAAGAACTAGATCTTGAAACTGGTAATTGGTATAAAAATCGTCCATTAAATAAAGAGGCTGAACGAGCTATTGAGTTCGTATATTCGAATTTATGAAATTTAATGCTATTATAGATATTGATCGTGAAAAATTAAAATTACGAGCCCTAGATGAAGCGAGGTTAATTTATGCAAAAGATTCAACACGTAAAAATCGGTCGTTGGAAGAAATTTTACAGACGTGTATGTATGGACATGCAGCTGAAATATATCTTATGGAGTGCGGATTTACTGATGATCCGCGCCCATATAAAGATCTTTTGGAGAAAGACGGTACGCCGATTGAAGTCAAAGTTACCGAAGGTAAATATTATGTCCCGTTTGTATTAGCCCGAGCTGAGCGTGCTGCTAGAGAGGAGTGGCGAGATTATCCAAATAAGCTTTATGTCTTTATTGCAGATCGCAATACATTAGACTATGAGTTATATGGAATCTATACTTGGAACGGTGAAAATTTTTGTTTACATTCTAAAAGTTATGGTGTATAATATACATATTAATTACGGAACTATATTATGAAATACGATCAAAATAAACCACCACTCGGACTAATTCCACCTGAAGCACTTTTTGAAGTTGCAAAGGTATTTTCTTTCGGTGCTGAAAAATACGGTGAAAATAATTGGCGTGCAGATGGTGCATCTACATCATGGACTCGAACTTACTCTTCTATTCAACGACACCTCAATGCTTGGATGATGGGTGAAGATAAAGATCCAGAATCTGGTGAAAACCATCTTGCTCATGCAACAACTCAACTCATTATTCTAATGGTACACCAAATGGATCATCCAAATAATGATGACAGATGGAATACAGGTAAGAAAAAATGAATGAAGAAGATCACGACGAAGCAAAAGCAATTATGGGAATTGTTTTTCTCTTAGGTGTTATTGCTTGGCTGGGATTAACACTAATTTTATCATGAAAATAAAAATTGAAATATCAATTGATACACTGTTAGAAGAAGATAAAGAAGAGTTAAAAGACTTAATAGAACTTCTTCAAATTCTCAAACAAGAATCGGAGGATCTAGATGATTGAAATAATTATTCTCATGTGGGCTGTTAGTCTTGCGCTAGCTGTTACCACTGAGTAAAAAGAATTTTTGTCAATGTCGACAAAAATGTGTACATACCACTAAAACTGTGGTATAATATAACTATCTTATGAAATATAAGATGTAATTTGTAAACTTAACTTAAGGTGAAATGAAAATGACTGTAACTACTAAAACTGTAACTAAAGAAGCTCGTGTAATTGCTGCTCTTCAGACTGATTCAAAAGGTTTGACTGCTGCTCAGATGAAATCTCGTTTTGGTGTAGCAAATCCTACTGCTACAGTAACAACACTTCGTCAGAAAGGCTATGCAATCTACGCAAACCGTCGCACTAACAAAGGTGGTGAAACTCGTACCTTTTATCGTCTAGGTACTCCTTCTCAGGCGATTGTTGCTGCTGGTTACAAAGCCCGTGCAATGGGTCTTGTATAAGTAGATGTGGTGCCGGTGTAATGCCGGCACCTTTTTTTATTATATAGTATAATGATTATAGGTTAATGCAAACATATAAAGTACAAGATATTCGAGATCATTTTATCAATGAATTAAAAGCTGAACGCGTTACTGTAGATAAAACTGGTCAAAAGACTATTGAAATTCTTGGTGCATCATTTATTGCTGATGAATCGGCAATCTTTGGTACTCCAGTTGATGAGTATATTGAAAAAGAATTTGCGTGGTATC